CGGTACTGCGACCTCGCTTGTAAGTGCGGCGTCGAAGTACAGCTCGTCGACATTGTTGTAAATCCGGCCGACTTCAAAAAGCTCGTTGTTGGCCTGGTATACATAGTCGTCGGAGTAGTTGCGGGTCCGGTACAACACGCGACCGACGGTGCCTTCGGGGCCGGTCGGTATCGACAACGCAATCGCAGCTCGAAAGCCCTTCGCGTCGGGCGGCATAGTCCACGACAACGACGAAGGGGCCGACAAGGGCGATTCGCTACCGGTGTCGGTAATGAAGGAGACCGACCAGTCGAAGACCGCTTGCCGGTCGTTGTCGGCTTCGCCCTTCGGAAAGCCGAGACCCCATAGGCCTGCAGTCTCGCCCGGCACCGTCGACGAGAAGGGACACCACAACGAAGTACGACCGCCCGAAGCCGTCGTCTGCGATTCGGTGCCGGGGTCCATCGGTTCGTTGCGCCGAGCTTCAACCGGGGTCGGGGCCGACGCGAAGCCGAGTGCCCGCACGCAACGGCCCGCCGTGCTTGCGACTTCGACGGCATCGCCAAGAGGCCACGGGCGCACGACAATCGGCCGGTCGACGCCGTTGGTTACAATGACCCGGTCGCCTACATCGCTATACCAGGAGCCCGCTTCGGTCGCGGTCGGTATGTGCCGCCCCGACTGGAAGGTGAGAAGCTGCGTAACGCCGGCCACATCGTACACGGCCTGCAGCTTGCCGTCGGACTCGAAGAAGACGAGCTGCCGACCGCCTTGCGCCAAGTGCTGCGAAACATGCAACGAGTATACGGGGCCGGTATTCTGGAACGGCCCGAAGCCCGCTGCGGTGTCCGGGTTGAACTTTTCGTAGCCGATGCGCGAAGACCAGCCGCCCGAAGTCGCGTCGATAGTCCAGTTTTCGAGAACTTGCGCGTTCTGCGGATTGCCCGGCAAGCGTGTCTCGACGCCGCCCGTTGTCGGTGTTTGCTGAATGGTACCGCGCACGGGCTATCCTACGGCGTGAAGGTCAAGGGGCCGAACGGGTTCGGATAGAAGCGGGCGTTCGTGTACGCTTCGCCCTTGATGATTCGGCGCGGCGTGCCTTTCAGGTAGCGAGCTTCCATCGCCTGAAAAAGTACCATCTTCTTCCGCGCGTACACTTGCGATAGCGCGACATTGTCGTGCTTCAGGCAAAGCTGTTCGAGTGCCGCGTATGCAATCACTTGCGCGTATGCCTGCGGTACGAGCGGCGTATCGTGGTCTTCCTGCATGGCCTGCGGTGCCATCAACCGACGAAGCCGCATGCGCGTGTTGGCCGACGGATGCGGATACAGCTCGAAAGACCGGTACACGCCGCCCGTCGTGCGGTACCGCACCGAAGACTCGGCGAAGTTTTGGCTTTGCAACACCGACAAGCGCGTGTCGGGCGACAAGGTCACACCGCCCGAAGGTGAGACGGTGTCGGTATCGTTGACCAGGTCGCGAAGCCGTACCGGTGCGTCGATGCCGAGCTCGGTACAGGTGAAGTAATACCGCCGATACAAGCCGGTGCGGTCGAGAAGGGTTTCGGGTGTAAGCGCGAGCTCTTCGTTGTCCTGCAGCGTGATGGAAAACGCCGGAGACAAGGCCGATTCGAAGCCGCCCGAAAACTGCGCGGGGTATTCGACCGGCCCGGCCGTTCCGGGGCACCGCACATTGACGAGGTACACTTGCAGCGTACGAACGCCCCGACCGGCACCGGGCGTCGCAACCGTTACTCCGGTAACGGCACGCGGTGCCGGTACCCGACGCGAACGCGAAGGCATGAAGGCCGTTGGCGTGCCGAGCTCGTCGGGGTCGAGTTGCACGTCGTCGCGTTGCCACTTCGACAACTGGACTTGCGTGCGGGGCAAGCTGTCCGACATGTCGAGCACGCCTTCAACGGTCATTGTGTCGGACGGCATATAGATTTGCCGCTGTTTTACGGTCGCTTGCCCGGTCGAAGTCGGCCCGACATACTGCGAGGTCAGGTGCATCGTTGTCGAGTTTTCGACCCACGCGACTTCGTAGTCGAGACCGCCGAGACGGATTGTACCGCCGTCGAAGGTAGAACCAGGTCGCACGGCCGAAGCCGAGACCGGAAAGCCGGTACCGGTGAGAGTGCTCGAACCGTTCGTTGCCGTCACTGTCACGACGGCGTCGGTACGCACTTCGAGGTCGTCTTCGACGACACTGAAAGACCACGGCCTATCCGTAAGGATACGGGTCTGCGCGTCGTTCAGAAGGTCGGTTATCTGGTTTTCATAGGTGACGTTCGTCGGGTCGTAATCGAGAAGATTACCCATGAACGCGCGCAAGTCGGCAAGGTTCATACGTCACCCGTAGCCCGTAGAAAGTCGGGCGGCCGGCCGGGCAAGGAACCGACCGCCCGTGAAGCCGGAAGGCCTCAGTATTGCTTGATAACCATGCAGGCGGCGAAGTTTGCGGTATCGGCTTCGAGCGCGATTCCGCAGACATTCCCGGTCGTGGTGCCGGGCACTTCGATAGCGGCTTCGCCTGCGGTGCCGATAGGACCGACAAGGGCGTCACCTGCGACGGTTGCGGCTGCGACGCTTGCAGAAGCGACATAGCCGGCAACAACCACATCGACGCGCTCGTCGGCGGCTGCGGCTGCAAGGGCTACGCCCATTGCTGCAGCGTTGCCCTTCGTTGCGACGCCTGCGGCTTCCACCACATACAGGCAACGGTCGGCACCGGTCTTCGAGTTGTCGAGCGCAACCCAATCGCCTGCGGCAATCGCACCGCCTGCAAGGAAGGTTTCGACCTGACGACGGTTGGAAGTGTCGCCGCCTTCACCGCTCGAAAGGAACTGGACGAGAGTAGAGGTTGCCATTGTATCAGCTCTCCGCTTTCAGAAGGACGCCGTGGGAGGCGAGGTGACCGGTAACGAGCTGAATCCGGCTGATGACCTGTGCCGCCTTCGTGGCGGTACCGGGCACCGGAAGCATATCGGAAACGGTGAAGAAGGCGTCGGTGTCTGCGTACAGCTGGAACTGCGACGAAGACAGCGCGAAGGCCGAAACGGCGTCGCCTGCGGCGTTGTTGTAGCCGAGCGTCGGTTCGACGTAGATCTTCGCGCCGCGCCACATTGCGACCATATCGCCGTCCAGACCGTCGCGGTCCGAGCTGGAGACATACCGCACGCTGCTTTGCTGCAGTGCTTGGAAGGCGGCAAAGCACTTCGGCGACATGAAGAGCAGGTCGGGGAAGGTGCCGGCCGGGTTGTAGATTTGGCAGTTGATGAAGAGCTCGTCGAGGTCTTCGAGAGACAGCGTACCGCCTGCGTCCTGTACCTGGTTGAACCAGTTTTCGGCGCGGTAGGTAGTCTTCGCGAGACCGCCGACGGTGTTGAGCTGCGAGCCGGTAGCCACGCCTTCGAGCCACCCAGTGGTATCGGCGGCCGCGGTAGCGGTGCCCATGCCGTTCAGGGTCTGCAGGCTGGAAAGGGTGTTGCCGCCGACGAACACGCGGGTCGACACTGCCTTGCGGAGTGCGAGCATCACATTGTTCATCTTGGCTTCGAGAATGTTCACAACGGCGGTCTCGCCCTTGTTTGCCAGCTCTTCAACGGCCGAAAGAATAATCGGCTGAGTGAAGTTGGAATATTCGAACTTCGCGACCTGGAACGGGTCGGTCACGGCCATCGAAACGGGTTCGAAGCCGTTGGTGAGCTCGGTCAACTGCGAGTGGTCGCCGAAGATGACGGGCTGTTCCACCCGTGCGCCGCCCGAAACGCGAATGAGGTTGCCGGACTGTTCGATAGCCCGGAAGAGCGGGTGTGCGAGGTAGCTGTTATCGACGAGCTTGTCGCGAAGCAGCTGCAGCGTCGTGCTGAGAACTGAGGTAGGGGGAGCCATTACGAAGGCCTCCGATAGTCGATAGGTTGACGGGTTTGGGGCGTCATCCGGTAGGACTGCCGAGCGTTCGCAAGACTCCCGATACCGGGGTGGTCTGCTATTGCGCTACCTTAGCGCATTTCACCGACCTGCGGCAAGTTGCTTCGCGAGTGCCAGAATATCGCCCGAAGACATCTTCTTCAGGTCGCGGCCCGAAGGGCGCACGGGCGCACCGCCCTTTCGGGGCATGCCGGTACCGCGCACCGCTGCTTCGCGTCGGGCGGCCCGCTCGGCTTGCGTGCGTTGCTTGTCTTCTGCGGCCCGGTAGCGGGCTCGACGACCTTGCACCGCGTAGTAGGCCGTTTCCAGGTCGAGCGACGGCGATGCTTCGAGTGCGGCTTGTACTTCGGCCCGCAGCTCGGTATCGGTCTCGAAATCGGGGTGCGACTGTAGAAAGCCCTGATAGGCTTCCTCGGCTGCCATGAGCTCGTATTCTTGCTGCATCGGCTGCAACACATCTTGCAGGCGTCGGGCGACTTCGGCTTCGATGCGGGCTTGCACCGATTGCTCGTTGAACGGGTCGAACTCGCCCACATCTTCGGGCGGTGCAATCTTTCGCGCACCCCGTTGCAAGGCTTCGCGCTCCCGAAGCATTTCTCGGCGCGTCTTCGCAAGCTCTTGCGTCTTCCGCGTGTAGTCGGCTTGTTGCTTTCGCATCAGCTCAGCGGCCTGCGGCGAAATCGCTTCGACCTTCGCGAGCTCGTCGGCCCACGAAGGCCGCTTCGTCTCGGCCGGTGCCGCTTCGACCTGGTCGACCGCTTCGGGTGCTTCGACGGCCGCTTCGGATGCATCGGGTACGGCGACCGCTTCGACGGCCGCTTCGGGTGCGCTTGTCTGTTCC